GTGTCTGCCAGGTCGTTTCTTTGGAGTTCTTTTGTGATAAACGTTTACACCAAATTTAGGAAGTTTGCCCATCGTCTGCTATATCCGTTCTTAAAGTCATTTCAGTATTTTTGTCTGCTATTATATATTTTATAACTCCATTTACTTTCTGCTCTAAGTCTGAACCACATGCACTACAACGATAATACGAATTTGCTATTCCAACTAACAAAGTTTTTTCACTGCATGTTGGACAAGTGCCAGTGACTATTTCTGTATTGAATATTTTTGTCATACCCAGGGAGTGTATTTTGTTTTACCATCCTCTCCACGAGCAGCGTACAAACATTGATTTCTATTGTGGTTTGATGAATAACTACAGTGAATCCAACCAGAGTTTGGCTCACCTTCTTTGTAAAACTCAAGTATAAGTTGGTCAAATTCCAATTCATCTTTTATATATGAAGCTACTTCTTTGTTATCTCTACCCCAAATTTCAAAGTCAGCTGCAGCTGCATTATCGTCTGCCACATGTTGTGAGTTAACTGAGCTACCGATTGCTATACATAACTCTGCACATCTAAATCCGCTAGAGATTTGTAATGGTTCATTATAATGCGAACGTATTGGTTGTAATATATTTACAGCCAAGGCTTTTAAATTTTCTATCTGTTCTGGAGATGGATTGTTGTTGATACCCTTTCTCTCTGCAACTTGACTTTTGATTAATTCATCTAGTGTAAAATTAGCTGTTAGTTTCATAATTACTCCAATATTATTTTTTTGATACTTTTCTGACCCATGTATATTTCTGTTTCTGCTTGTGCTTTAATACACTTGTAACTTACACTTGGGTTATAATCTCTCTCTGCAACTCTCTTACCACGCAGGCAAACTGCCATATTATCTTGTATACGGTGTTCTTTAATCTCTCCGTTAATAAACATCAGTAGTGCTACAACTGTTTCAACCATTAATGTTTTCCTCCGTTTGCAAACTCTCTTTGTCTATCTTTTAATTTTTCAATATCCGAAGTAGCTTTCTCTACTTGTTTCTGTAAAAATTCAATGTTCACTTTGTTATGCATACCATCTTCTATAGCTTTATTCA